TGCCCATGAGGCTCTCGAGCTTCTCGATCCAGGCCCGCTGGTACGTGACGTTGTTGGGCCACCCTTCCACGAGCAGGCCGGGGTCGCCGACGGTCGTCTCCAGGGCAGCGAGCTTCGTGGTCAGCGGGATCACGCCCGCCATCTGCATCTCGACCGCGGTGATGCAGAACGTCTCCATGAAGTACGTGGGATGCGTCCAGACGTGGCACTGCTGCAGGTACGTGGCGAGCTCGTCCTGCGTGACGCGGTCTCTCCAGCGAATGCCGCCCTCCTCGCCGCCCAGCCTCTCGATCGCGCCCATGACCGCCTGCTTGAACTGGACCAGAGGGTGCTGCCCGTTGGTCATGTCGATGAGCGAGTCGATGAAGTTCCACCCGTAGAAGACGTCGACTGTCGCGTCGGGCCACCGCTTCCTGATCGCTGGCCACATGCCGAGGAGCACGTCCACTCCCCTGTCGGGAGACGAGCTGTAGACGAACTGCGGCCCCTCGTGTGCGCTGAGCGCCTCGATCGGGTAGCGCTCTGGGATGACGCCGTTGGGGATGACCACCATGTTCGCGTCCTGCGGGAGGTAGAGGCGCTCGTGGTACTGCTTCTGCCACGGCGAGAGGCAGACCACGGCATCCGCGGCGTCGAGGTGCGGTCCTGTCATGCGAGCGCCGACGTTGACGTCGTGCAGCCAGAGCAGCTTGTGCTTGGCGGCTGGGTGGGACTCGAGCATGTTGGGCGCGCGCACGCCAACTGCCAGAGTGAACTCCTCCGCGGCGCGCCACTCGTCGCTGTTCCAGTACTCGACCCCGTCGTCTGCGATGCCGCGGTACGGGCCCGGCATGCCGAACACCACTGCCCGCCACCCGTCCGCGGCGAACCGCCTCGAGATCTCCATGCAGCACGTCTCGACGCCGCCCGCACCGGACTCTGCGGCTGTCTTCGGGTGCCAGGCCTGGGCTACGGGGTTCGTGAAGAATGCGATGCTCTTGCTGGGCTTGGTGCCCCGCGTCCTCTTCCTGACCTCGTTGACCTCCTCCGCGGGCGAGGACAGCTGCGCGTCGATCTCCTCGATGCGCTCTGCCAGCGCACCCTCGCCGCCGACGAACTCGGACGGCGGCGGGTCCCAGATCGCCTTGGCCGCGATGTAGTCGTCGCGCGCCTGCTCCAGGTAACCGAGCGCCTCGTTGGCGATGCCTCGGAGGACAAGCGGCTGGAAGCTGGCCATGTGCGGCTCGATCGCGTAGACGGTCTCCGGCTTCCCGCACTTGGAGGCGAGCTCGGCAAACTCCCGCATGCGACCGAAGTCCTTGAGCATCATGCAGCAGCGGGCGATGCCCACGAACCCGTCCGGCCATGACGGGTAGAACTTCACCGCCTGGAGGTACTCGTCCACCGCCGCGTGGTAGTCACCGAGCTCGTAGAGAGTGTCGGCCAGCCTGCACTGCGCGAGGTAGGCATCATCGGTGGCGGGCGCGATGGAGATGAAGCTCCTGTACGCGTGGATGGTCGCCCTGAACTTCTCCGCCTTCTCAGCTGGGTCCTTCGTCGCTAGTGCCTCGCCCAACGACTCGTTGGCGAAGTAGAAGCGGTAGCGCGACTCGTTGGGGAAGACGCGCATCGCTATGGCGATGATGTGCCTGTTCCTATCGCGCGCTCCCCTGTCCTCGCCCGCCACTCGCTGGTGACGGATGTGGAAGTCGTCCCTCCTCGACCACTGCACGCCGAACGCCGAAGCGCACACCTCGTGGACCGGGTACTTCCACCGCCACGGGAACGACGTGGACATCATTCGCTCTCGCCACTGCTCGATGACGCACTCGCCCGTGTTGGGCTCGATCCCGTACTCGTACTTGGAGAAGACGCCCGCCGAGTAGTCGTCGAGCTCGTCGAACATGGGCTGGATGCCGTCCTTGCGGTTGACCACGAGCACGTCGTCGGTGTCGATCCACAGGTACCACTGGTACTCGTCCCTGGGCACGATGTCGTAGCTCGCCTGCCGTGCGGCCGAGAACGCCCACTGCCCCTCAGGGTCGTCGCTCAGCGGCTCGGACACCCACCTCGACCTGCCCCAGGAGATCGGCAGCGACGTGTACTGCGACCACCTCGGGAGCCTCGACTTCTTGCCGTTATACGACACGAAGACGCCGTCGACGTGTGGCTCGATACTCTCCATGAGGCGCCTGATCTCCTCGCCGCGCCACGCATCGTTGGTGATGACACACGCTGCGATGCTCTGGTGCTTCACAGGCGCGTCCCTTCCCGTGCAGTCCGCTCAGCTTCCAGGCGTTCCAGGTACATCTCCACTCCCTTGGCTCCTACGCCGCCCTGCTGGAGGCGGGCCTCCGTCGCCAGGTCCTGCACTCTCCGGACCCTGTCCTCCAGCGCCAGCGTCCTGTTGCTCGCCACCTGCCGGGCCTGTTCCGCCAGGCTCAGTTGTGCCATGCTGTCCCCTTCCCAGGAGCTCGTCCGCCTGCTCCTTCGTCAGCCACTCGACGTCGTCAACGTTCCATGTGAAGCGCTTGGCACGCTCCTTCGGATCTGCCTTCGATGGGTCGTATGGTGGTTGTTCACTCATGGTGTAAACATTATATCCAGAGGTCCTCAGCTCCGTATAGCGTTCGACCGGTCGCGAGCTCGTTGCTCGTCCCTCGCCAGACGAGCACCATCATCTTCTTGCCCGAGCTGCCCGTCTCCTCGAGGCCCACGATCTCGAAGATCGAGTTCGCGGGCAGGAGGATCTCGCGCTCCGAGACGTGCGGGCTCATCTGGTCGTCGAGAGCGTACACGATGGGCGTGCCCTCGGGGATGATGATCTTAGCCCTGTGGCCCCAGTTCGCGCTGGATGCCATGTAGGACGTCGAAACGAAGCCCTTGTCACGGATCATGTTGCCGACCATCCCCTCGGTGGGAGCGTGGGGGATCGGCCACGAGGTGCCCCTGTAGACGGTGATCGACTGCGGCGTCCTCTGAGCGGCCTGCTCGAACGCCTCCTTCATCACGTCGCCCTTCTTCGAGGACGAGTCGGCGCGCAGGGCGCTGTTGATGTTGCCGTAGCCGCTGCCAAAGTAGCTCTGGAACGCATTGCGTACCTCGTACCAGTCGAGCCCTGCCGCGCTGACGCGTGACTTGAAGCCGCCGAGGTGTTGCCGCATCCACGAGTCGCCGGCGGAGGTGGACGTGAACTCGATTGAGCCGTCCGGCGTGTGGAGGAACTGCGGCATCTTGGACGACGGGCCCACGTGCTGGAAGAACGGCTTCACGCGCTCAGAGATCTCCGCGTCCGTCCACCCTCGTCCCTTCAGCGCCTTGACGAAGTTCGCGTACTGCTGTGGCGTCATCTGTGGGACGTTGCTCTCGATCCAGTTCTGCGACATCTTCCCGGGCAGCGTGACGTTCTGCGGCAGCATCTGAGCCATCGTCTTCGCGCCAAGGTGCTCTGTCGTGTCCGTGACGATGACCTCGCTCCCGTGGTGGAGGAAGTGCGTCTCTCCCGACTCCGTCTGGAGCTCGATCGCGTGCTCGCCGCTGGTGCCCATGACCTGGTACTTCTTGCCGTGGTAGTCGACGTGGCTGCCCACGTGCACCTGCGTGAGCTTCACCGTCTGCTCCTCGAGCGGCACGACCTTGGGCTTCACGGCCGCGAGGTCCTTCTGCAGCACGTCGGGCACCTGGCTCTTGTCGCTGGTCGAGAAGGCCTTCAGCAGGAACGACCCCTTCGGCCAGACCTTCTCGAGCCCGTGCTCGTTGCCGCCGACGCCCTGAGCGGTGACGCCGCCGTCCTTGTTCTTCGCGGTCACGACCCATATCGTGTTCGCCCCGCCCGTCTCGAAGAAGCGATCGCCCGTCTTCATGTTCTTCATGTCCCAGGAGTCGTTCATGCTCCCGGCCTTCAGCAGGACAGCGTCCTTCGACTGCGTGAGCACGAACGGCTGGTCTTCGGGCCAGCCGGACGTCGCGCCGTTGCTGTCCATGACGTAGACGTGCCCGCCCTCCTTCTTGATGATCACGCCCTTGACCACGGAGTTGACGACGTCCACGAAGGAGCCCGTCTGGAGCTCGTTCGCGAGGTACTTGTTGCCAACCACCTGCTCGTGCGTGGGGACCTCGAAATTGGGCGCCTCTGACGACGGGCCCATCTTCACGTCCACCGGCGTAGTGCCCTCGTGGATCCACTCGATGCTGTTGCTCTGGAGGTTCTTGACGCCGATCGCCGCGCTCGTCCCTCCAGCGGGCGATACGACCTCGTAGTCGTGCCCGAGGACGCTGAACTTCTGGTTCATGCCGAGGTCCTTCAGCTCCTTCGTGACCACCGAGCCCTGCTCCTTCGAGAGCGTTGCGGACTCCAGCGTCGACGCGCCGTGCTGGACCTCTGGCGGCTGGGCAGAGTGGCTGTCAGCGTACTCCTTCATCCAGTCGCGCCTCGCCTTGAGCGCAGCCCGCACGCGCTCCTTCATCTGCGTGTCCTGGAAGCCGGCGCTGTTGACCGCATTGTCGATGTGCTCGTCAGTGAGCTGCTCGGCGATCTTCTTGGCCTGCGCCGCCTTGTCCGCCTCCGTCAGGCCCTTCATGACCTGGGCGTTCTTCGGGTTGATCGACGGGTCGATGAGGGTCGTGACCTCCTGCGGCTCGTGCCCGTAGTCCTTGTGCCCGCCCATGCCCCTGAACTCGAACGAGCCCCCGTTGTCGATGCGATACAGAGTGCCCGTCGAATCCTCGATGTGCATGTTGGCGAACGGGTCCTCGGGCCCGACGCCCGCTGCGTCCCAATTACCGACGAGAGCGTCAGCCATGAAGCCGGGGTGCGCCTTCACCCGCTCCGGGCTGTCGGAGGCACCGAGCTTGTGGCCCTGGATGAAGCGCGACGCGATGACGTCCTTGCCGTTGATCGTCGTCCGCACCATGTCAGCGACGGGCACGCCCACGCTCTTGTAGACCGCGTTGGCGAGAGCCTCGCTGGCGATGTGGTCCGGAGTCTGTCCCTCCTTGACGAGCCACTTCGACCCGTTGGAGTCCGTGTACCACGAGGGGCCCGTCGTCCCGCCAGCGGGCTCGAGGTACGTTAGGCTCGGTCCCAGCGCCTCGTCTCGCCTGATCGAGCCCGGCGGCAATGCGTAGATGACCTGCTCGTTGTTCTTCAGGAAGCCCACCCCGCCCTGTTCGTACAGGACCTTCGCCTGGGACGGGCCCTTGAGCTGCACCTTCGCGAGCTCCGACACTGTCGGGTCGCTCGTGCTGGGCACCTCGATCCAGTCGCCGTTCTTCACCGCACCGACGAGCGTGGGCTGGCCGGGGATGTGAGCGATGGGAGGCTGCTGCTCTGTCGGAGTGGGAGCGTGGGGTGGCGCATCGGGCTCGAGCTTTGCCTTCACGTCAGCGGGCGGCTCCAGCACGTGAGCGACCAGGTTGCTGGCACCGAACCAGCCCTGCTTCCCGTCAACGCCGACTCCCTTCGCGCTCCAGTTCGTCGTGGACGTGATCCTGTACCAGTCGCCCTTCGGGTCGATGACGAAGTCGCCAGACGCGAGGAAGTTCGCCTTGCTCACCTCCCCGTCGTACTTCTTCGCGAACGCCTCGACGCGCGGCAGGTAGACGCGGTCCTTGATCTCCTGGTCCGTCCACCCGCGGTCGTAAAGCTTGTAGACCAGCGACTGGAGCTCCTCCTTCGTCAGGCCGTTGACGTTGTTCTCGAGCCACTTCTGAGAGAACTTCGCAGGCCAGTCGACCATGAGCTCGTGATCGCCCTGGCCGTGCCCCAGCAGCTGGGCGAGCTCCGTGACGCTCGAGGTCTGGTTAACGGGCCGCACCACGAAGGCACGGACGCCCCTCTCGTCCTTGCCCAGGTGCTGCACCACCTCGAACGTCGTCCCGCGCGGCATGAGGATCTCCGCTTCCTTCATGTCCGCGACGCCGCCAGCGGGGTCAGGCAGGTGGTCCATGTACGCGCCTCGCGTGTCCTTCGGCACCTCGATCCTGAAGACAACTGGGTTCTCACCGTACCCGCCCATGTGCGCGAACCCGTAGCCGATCGCAGGAGACAGCGACGTGCTCACGTAGCCGTTGTCCGTGAAGTGGTGCCCGTGCTCGTCCAGCCACAGCTGCCAGTCCTCGCCGCCCAGGCCCTCGTGGCTGAAGCCCCTCCATGCGACGACGTCGATCGGCAAGCGCGACCCGGAGAGAGCGTCGTCCAGCTGCGTGACCAGGTGTGACCTCTCGTCAGCGGACATGAGCTCGAACTCAAGCGGCTTACCACGAAGCCGACCGTTGATCTCGTCGCTGCTGGTCTTGTACTCCCACAGCGAGTCGATCTGGTCGGCAGAGAGGTGGGGGAGCCAGTGAGCGCTGTAGTGGGGAGCGAGCTGCTCATGAGCGCTCCCAGCATCGGCGAACTCGTGAGGACTCAGCGCTGTGGCAAGGTTGCCACCGGGCCCTGGGACCGCGAGAGCAGGGACGTGTCGCGGCTTGTTCGAGCTCCAGCTGGCAGTATCGTGCTTGTCTACTCCGGGCAGCGCGGCCAGGTGCGGCGTGAAGTCCGCTCCGAGATCGCTGAAGTGGGAGTCGAGCATCTTGAGCCTGTCGTGCGAGTCACCGCTGGACCAGTGCACCTCCTTCATCAGGCCCAGGGCAATCTGGTCCGCCTCGGGCTTGGAGATGCCGTGCACGTCCTCGATCGCGTGCGAGAGGTCATCGTGCACGCGCGCTGCCCAGCTGAACTCGTGCTGGTACGCGTAGAGGTCCTCGAACGCGCCAGGGTCGAGCGGGTGGCTCTCGCCCATGAAGCGCAAGTCACCGTGCTGTGCCTTGATCGCCTTGTACGCAGCGTGCCTGCCCTGGTGCTCCGTCAGGCCCTCTTCGATGAACGTTGTGAGCTCGTCGCCGCGAACGTAGCCGAGGCGCAGAGTGCTCTTGACGTCAGGGTGGACGATCTGGTGATGAGCCTCGTGGAAGAGCACCGACTGAGCCTGCCAGCCAGACACGCCGAGGTGCCCACCATTGATCTGGAGCTCGCCCGTTGCAAGGTCGTCCATGACGCTCGGGTGAAAGCCAATCGCACCGTTCCAGTCAGCGCTACCGTACGGGCTGGTAACCTCGTTCCACGAGACCGAGCCGTTGAAGACGTGCTCGCGGCCAGAGCCGTCGACATACGACTGGATGAGCCCTCTGACGCGCGCCCGCGTGCCCTCGGGACTGTCGAATGCTGCGGTCCAGTGTGCCTGGTCGAGGTGGGCGCCAATGACCGCCTGGTCCTGGCTGCCAGGGAGCGCCCGAGCAGTCAGGCGGTCCAGAGACGTCGGGAGGCCCTGGCGGATGAGGTCGAGCACTCGTTGCTTCTCGCTCGAGACTGCAGCGAGGACGTCATGTGCCTCAGCGAGCGTCTCCTGAGCGTCCGGAGCGTTAGCGTCCTCCTGCGTCACCTTGCGCGCGATCTCCTCGATGCGCGAGATGTGCGCCTGCATCGAAGGGTGCGTTATCGCCCTCTGCTCGTGCGAGAGCTGCGGGAGCACCGGCGTCGCATGGCCGCTCTGGCGCTCCTTGACGACGTCGTCGTGGAACTGCGTTATCTCGGCCTGGGTGAGATCACGGCGAGTGCGTCCCTGGAGGAACTGGCGGATCCCGTCGGCAGTGATGTCGTGGAGCGTCCGAGCAGCGTCCTTGACGGCGGTCTCCCTGCGCGCCAGTTCGTCGCTCGGGACGCTGAGGCCCCCGGTCTCCCTGTGGCTCTGGAGCGACGGGACGTCGAACTGGTTCACGACGCTCGTGCCGCTCAGGATGCCGATGTGAACATCGCCGTTCGGGAGCGGGTCAGCCGTGATTGCGTCCCCGGGCTTCTGGACGTTCTGAGCATCGATGAGATGCTTCGACTCGTTGGGCAGGTTCTTCAGGAGCTCCGCACCGCGGAGGATCTTGTAGCCCGGCGGCCCATCAGCGAACTTACCCGTCCGTGGGTCGTGCCAGGGGTTGCCGCTCTTCGTCCCTACGACGTAAGTGCCCGGCCCGGCGATGTGACCGACGTCGAGCCAGAGCACGGACCCGTCAGCGAGCACCAGCTCGCTGGTGGGCGGTGGGATGTCCCCGCCGCCAGTCGGCTTCTCCGGCAGCGGGTCAGCGATGACGATGACGTTCCCAGCGAAGTCCAGTATCTCAGCCATGCGTCCTTATCATTATAAGTAGTGCTCGGGACACCTAAAATACTCCGAGCAGCAGGAGCGCCTCTTCGTCTCGCCGCTTACGCGATATTTCCGGGGGCGGTGCAGCCGCCGACGCGACGAGCTCCGTGGGTGCTCGGACCTCGCGCATCGCCTCTCGGACAGGGAGGCGAGCCGGCGGCTGCGTGTACCACCCCTCGACGTGCTGCCAGGACCGGGACGGGGAGAGAATGGTCTCGGCCTCTGTCTCTGAGCACGTCCACGCCGAGGTGGCGACTGCGACGAGCACCTCCTCGACGATGCTGGGAGCCTCTTCCTTCGCTGCTCTGTACGTGACGGGCGCAACGATCCGCACGTCCCCCGACGGGCCCGGGATGTCCGAGACCGGCGGAGCCGGCGGCGTGGGCGTTACGATCTCCTCGTCGATCTCCTGATCGGAGCGCTGCACCTCGTCCAGGACATCGAATGGGGCCAGTATGGCCTCGTCCATGGAGACGGAGGCTATCCCCTGGGTGACTGGGGAGTCCCCAGTTGCATCGTCTGCCGCACCGATATGGTTTCCTATGTTGGCGGCAGTTTCTCCATCCCCGGCGTCCAGGAAAGCGGCACCCAAAGCGGCGGTGGTGAGCAACTCGGCGGCCGCCTCGTCAAGCTGAGCCGTCAGGGCGCTCCCGCTAGTGGGGGACTCGCCTACGGCATCGACGATGACGTCGAACTCGGCGGCACCGATGATGCCCAGCAGCTCGACGTCCGGCGCTTCGACCAGCGACTGCAACGAGGCGAAGACCACGACGAGCGCGTCGACGTCGTTCGTGATCTCGAGGATCGAGTCCGACTCGGCTCCCGTGGAAGTGAGCACGTCGGCGAACAGCTCTGCGAGCGTCTGCGAGGACGTCCCTGTCGGGCCGGCAGTGAGGTCGAGCTCCTCGCTCGGGTCCTGGAGGCTGGTAGCCGAGGAGGTGAGAGCAGAGATCTCGCTCTCGAGCATGCTCTGTGATGCAGTGCCGAGCGGCAGTGCGGTGTACAGCAGCTCCTCGGAGAGGTCCTGCAGGCTCGTCGCAGTGCTGGTCAGCGTGTCAGAGACGACAACGGCGGCGGTCAGCACCACCTGTAGCCTGTGTCTGCTCTGGCCCCTCGGCACTAGCGGTACCCTCCGTCAGGCCACACGTACCGGCCCACTGGCAGCACGTCCACCTCTCCGGCGTAGAGCGCCTTCATCATGACCGACACCTCCGCGTGGACCAGGGCTCTGTTGAAGATGGCGATGTGCCCCGCGTTGGCCGTCAGGCCCGAGCCGCTTAGGCCGCTCTGCCTGAAGAGGGTCAGGCTGTCAGCGATGTCCTGCAGCGTGATGCCCGTGCTGAAGGGAGCCTCGGCGGGCTCGGAGTCGTTCACGTAGAGCCGGGTCCTCGGGATCTTGCCCTCGTGCGTACCCACCACGAAGTAGAGCTGCCCGTTGTTGATGGTCGCGGTGTACACGGCGGAGTCGACGTTCGTGGTGAGGTCGGCATCGTTCACCCCTCCCACGAGGAAGCGGATGTCCGTGCTCTTGAACGCGATCGCGTAGCCGAACTCTGTGGCGCCCGTCGGGTTGGACTCCTTGGAGATCAGCCTCCGCGGCGTGCTGCTGTTGAAGTTGGGCTTGACGAGCCCCATCACGGAGAAGTCGGGCTTCCCCACCTGGTCGTAGATGTCTCCCACCGCTGCGCTGGACGAGTTGCCGCTCAGCGGGTACAGCGTCGCGTCTCCCGGCAGCAGCGCCAGGTTAGCCATGGTGAGAGACGTCGCTGTCACGTCGTGCCCGGCCACCACATCGTGCAACGTGGTGCCCGACTGCTCGTCGCACGGCCAGTACGAGACGGGGTCGAGCGACAGGACAGCAGTCCGGAAGCTCACCAGCCCGGTCTACGTCTGCTTGTCCCGGAGAGTGACGAGGTACGACTCGCCGGCGACGAACGTCCTCGCGGTCGCGTTGGCCGTGAAGTAGGCCGTCGCCACGTAGAGGAAGAGCGTTCCGGTGAACGTCGATGCCACGGAGGCGAGAGCGACGTGCGTGACGGGGACGTTGCCCAGGAAGGGCCCGAAGGTCTTCTGCGACGCGGCGATCTGCTCGTCGCCGGAGTCGAGAGCGGGCGCGGACCAGTCCGTCGGCGATACCTGCGTACGCATGTAGCCGCTGGTGTTGATCGTGATCGCCTCGGTGATCGTACTCAGCGTCGACGTCTTGGCCGGCGTGGGCGATGCCATGTTCAGCAGCATCATCCACTTGTTGTTGTTCGACTGCTCGCGTGCCCAGACGTTGAGCATGTGAGCCTGGCCGTCGTTGGTCAGGGCGTTGGGCTCGTAGTAGCCCGAGTCGTAGACCAGGTCTCCGTCAGGATCGAAGACGGACTCGCGCATCTCGAACGCGAGGTCCTCCCACGAGCACGGGCGGAAGCGCTTGGCTTCGATCCGCTGCCTGACGGGCTCGAAGAACTGCGGCGAGATCGCCGTCACCTAGCTCACCTCCATCGCGGGCAGGCCATGGGCCAGCCGGACCTCGTTGACTTCGTCCTGCGACATGAGCTCGAGCTTCCGCTCCCCGCACGCGCAGTAGAAGATGGTGTATGGACTGTCGTCCTCGTACGTGCCCGGCTCAGCGTCCTCCTCCGGGAACACGTGGTGCTGCACCTCCCAGCTGTGCTCGTGTCCCTTACCCATCGATCTCCTCCTCCAGGACGTGGTCAATGTCACCGTTCTGGTCCCGCACGATCTGCTTCTTGACCACGCGCCGCGCGGGCGTAGGCGGTGGCGGAGGCACGTGGACATCGACGTGCACGTCCGGAGCGGGAGCGTCCTTCGTGCTGAGGTCAAGCACTCTCCCCTCGAGAGCCGCCACGCGCTCCTCCGACATGGCGAAGCCCTCCTCGTCGTTCAGCACTGCACCGCGACGGCGATTCGTCAGGCTCTCCATGTACGTGGCGACCAGGGAGGAGTCCGCGTCCCGCCTCACGTAGAGCGTGTTCTCCGTGGCGTCGAAGAACGCGACTGCCTCCGGGTGGTCCTCGATCTCATCGATCCTCTCGACGACGAGCGGATCGGAGAGCTCGATCCGTTCGCGCGGCCTGAAGTAGAAGCCAGTCTGCGAGACGCCAGCCTGTGTGGCGGCTCCCGGCCCCGCGTTGGGCGGCGTTGCGGGCGGTGCGGTCGCTGCTGCCGCCTCCGCCTGTGCCTTCAGCACTGCCTGGAAGGCCTTGTGCGTGATGGTCGGCACGCCCAGGCGTTCCATCAGAGCGTCGATGTCGACGCGCAGCTTGTCCGGGTCCTTGTTGCCGATGACCTGCACGATGGACCGCATCACGTCGATGTCCGCGGGGTCAAAGCCCGTCGTCATCTTCTCGACGCGGGGACCCGGGCCCATGTTCATCTCCATGATCTGCGGCAGGCAATATCGGTTCCAGTCGTCGTCCATCTGCTCTGCCACGACGGACAGCGACTCCTGGAACGAGTCCATGTTCGTCGAGGCGACGTTGCGAGAGGACGTGCCGCCCTTCCCCTCGATGAGAGCCTGCTCGGGGACGAGGACCGCTCGGAGCCTGAGGACGTCGAGCATCTCGAAGGTGGCCGCCATGTCCCTGAAGTTCGTGTGCGTCTGCATCTGTTCCATGTCCCACTGCCTCACGCCCGAGCTGATGCGTCCGAGCTCGGACTCTGCGAACGTGGAGGGCATGGCTACGTTGGCCCCGGACCGCAACCTCTCGGCTGCATCGAGCGCCTTCGACGCGAAGTCGATCTTCTCGTTGGTGATGGGGTCGATGCCGAAGTCGTCTGGGTGGAACGCCTTGACCGGCGGGTCGGCCCACTTCTCGAACGCACGGTCAGCCAAGCCCCACCGGTACCAGTAGCTCCACCAGTAGCGGAACGCGTAGCCGATGCGCGGGTAGCCGTAGAGGCTCCCGAACACGGAGTCCTGCTCGTTGGTCGCCCAGAGAGCGTGCTGCAGGTCGACGTCCGGGTTGGGCTTGCTCCCCTTCGAGGTGAACGTGCTCGAGAAGCCGGACATCGAGGAGCCCATCCGTGAGTAGTAGATGCCGCCGAAGCTCCCGTCGGGAGCCCACGCAGGCCTGCTGCGTCGCGGGTCGAGAGCCTTGAACGGCTTGTAGACCAGCGCCTTGGCCCCGCCGCTCGGCCACACGGCCTGCTCGACGGCGTTCGGGTCAGTGTCGTCGATGTACTGCCAGTCCGGCGAGTCGAGCTCGAACTGCTTGACCATCGGGGAGTAGCCGTACGAGAACGCGTTGCACCACGCGAGGACGAAGCGGCCCCAGACTCTCCGCGTCACGCCGTCAGCGAAGGCAGCGCGCTTGGGGTCAGTGCACTTCATGTACCAGGGTGCCTTGACGAGGGGCACGGTGGAGAAGAGCAGGCCGAAGGCGATCATCGGGTCGCGCCTCATCTGCGTGAGCTTCGACTGCGGGATGATCTCCGTCTCGAAGGGCTGCCCGAGGATGTGCCTCGCGCGGTCCCAGTTCACCCACTGCGTGCTCTCGCCGGTGGTCGGGCCCTGCTCCCCGAGCATGCGCTTCCTCTGCCGTGCTCTCGCCGTGTCCGAGGTGCCGTTGCCCGTGGCTACAGCGAGGTCAAGCGAACCCGGCTGCTCGGGCAGTACCTCGTTCGAGTCTGCCATCAGTTACCTCCGACAGGCGCGTATGGCGACTGTCCGGCCGTGGATGCGGTCGTGTGCTGGTGGTCGCTGGCTTGCGGGGCTCCGCCCCTCCTGCGCATGCCGCGCATCTCCAGCGCTCGTACGTTGCCCATCACGTAGCGGAAGTTCGACATGCAGTGGTTGAAGTCGTCGACGGGGATCTCGGGGTCATCGACGAAGCCCGATCGCCTGTCTGGGAACCGCCAGGCTTCCGCCTCCTCGCACCACATCGGGCACCTGACGATGTCGACGGCGATCTGGTCCTCCTCGACCAGCTCTCGCACGATCTTCACCATCTCCTTGACGTCGCGCTCGATGTACCACTGCGTGCCCAGGCCCTTGTTGACGAAGTCCAGCCGTGCCGCCTTGGCCTGGGGGTCCGCGAAGCGAGCTGCCACGCGGAAGCTCGGGTGCTGCCTCCGCCAGCGCGCTTCGTTCTCGAGGATCATGTCGGCGAGCTTCAGGTTGCCGATCTCCGTGATGTAGATCTCGTCGAAGCAGACCCGCGTGCCGGCGGGCACGTACCGCTGCGGCTCGTCGGAGCGGGCCTGGTGGCTGGCGTAGGCGATGACCTCGCGGTTGGTGAGCTGGTACCAGTTCACGGCGTGTGGGTTGGTGCCGCCGAAGTCAACGCCCATGAAGATCGGCCCGAGCACGGGGTCCGGGCTCCACCACTTCACGCCGTGCCTGTCCCTGTCGAAGGTGGGGAGCACGAGCCCCTCGGTGCTGGGCTTCGAGCACTCCTGCTGTGCCTCCCACATGTCCCTGCCTAGGAGGCGGAACGTCTTGTGTATGTCGGAGAGCGGGACCCACCCGTTCGAGCGCGCGAGGCGGCCCCTGCACACGTCCTTGAAGGTGCGTGCGGCCCCGCTCTCCCACTTCCCCTTCACCACCCGGTCGCAGCTGCAGGGATTCTTGCACCTCGGATCTGCGACCTGGCAGTTGGGGACGTTCTCCCCGACCTCGTAGATGCACCACGTGTAGAGCCGGTAGGGTGGCTCCACCGCCGCCCTCTCGGCCTCGGCGATCTCGTCGAGGATTGCCTGCATCGGCCCGTGAGCGCGCTTCCTCGTGGACGTGATCAGGTCCTGCGCGCGGATGCCGTGCTTAGTCATCGACATGTTGCGGGACTCCTGGAACACGATCGGGTCCATGAGCTCGACCTCGTCGGCGTGCACCTTCTGGGGGTGCGGGCCGTTGACGCCGTTGATCGTGCCAACCAGCACCTCCACCTTCGACCCGTTCTTGAAGCGGGTCTCGCGCTGGATGGAAGTGGTCACGTCCGGGTGGTCGTCGGGGACGTCGACGTTGGCGTCGTTCTTCAGCAGCAGCTGGAGGTTCTGGTAACAGCGCAGGGCCTGGGACTCCACGGCGCCCACGCTGGCGGACTCGCAACCGCGCTTGAACTTGGAGTTGAGCAGGTGTAGGATCGCGGCCTGCATGGTCTTGCTTCCGCCGCGGTTAGCTACGGCGACGGCCGAGCTCACCCTCTCGAAGTAGAAGTCAGCGAGGAGCTGGAAGGGAGCCTGGTGTCCCTCGCACACGCTCACCCTGGGTATGTCCAGGCCGAGGTTGGTGTGAATCCAGTTCCAGAGCTCGTCGTCGGTCAGCGGGCCAGCGAGGTTATGCTGGCGCTCTACTGCCGACAAGGTCTTCGCCAGGTCCAAGAGCTGCTCGGTCGTCATCGTGCGGAACTTCCTCCCAGAGATCTTCCGGGAGCTCGATGATTCCTGCTCCGCCGAGCCGTTCGAGCTGGGCCGTGACCCTTTCGAGGAGCTCGTCTCGCTTGAGGCGCTCAAGCTGTGCTTCCTCCTCCAGGCGTAGCTTCTCCTCCTCGCGTTCGATGTCGAGGAGCTTGGACGCGCCCGCGAGCTGGAGGTGGAGGGGTGCCTTCTCGTCGATCGTACGGAAGAGCGCCGACTTGATCTCGTCCGCGCGCTCCGCGATCTCCTCCGCTATCAGCTCGCCCACGCGTTGCTTGCGAGGCCTGCCGCTACCCGGACGTGGCCCGCCGATCTTTCCCTCAGCGACCATCCTCTTCGCCTGCTCGCTACGACGCAAGCGCTCCTCGTCCGAGAGGTTCAAGCTCATCTAGAGGATTATAGGTTACAGGGCGAGCGCCCTGTATTGGCACCAGTACTACTTGAAGGGATGCATCGCGAGCACGTAAGCATCGCACTCGTCTAGCGATAGCTTGGGCTTCTTCAGTGCCTGGCGCACCAAGTCGCCACAAGCCTCCTTGCTGAGGGTGCCCTTGCCGAGGACCACGCGACGCGCGCTTGTGGCCTGGATGAGCGTGACCTTAGCGTTTATCCTCGCCGCGTACCTGAGCGCGGCGGACTCGAAGTACGCAATGCGACGGATCGTGTTGACGTTCCAGCTGACCGACACTCTCTCGATCACGACGCGGTCAACCTTGTCAGCGCAGAAGCCCGCGAGGAAGACCTCGAACATCAGCAGAGCGTGCGCCAGCTGGTCGTCGTCCTTCGTGTCCTTCTGCGGCGTCGGCCAGAGGAACGACGACTCGTACTTCGCGTCCCTGACGATGCACAGGCCGGTGACGGAGGAGCTGGGATCCACTCCCAGCACCCTCACGAGCCCACGTTCCAGCCCGCCTTGGCGAGAGCGACCAGCGTGTGAACGTAGACGGGTACGATGTACGCGACCAGGAGAGTGAAAGCCACGAGGACCACGATCGCGAGGACGCTCTTCAGGAAGCTCATCGGCGTTGGCCCTGTGTCCACTCGAACTCGCGCATGGAGCTCTCTCGGGACAGGACGCTCAGGTGCCTGCCGTAGATGTCCGCCAGGGCTTTCAGCGCGTCCCTGTTCGCCTTGTGTTGTTCGACCCTGTCCGCCCACTCCCTGACCTCCTTGTCGGCGTTGACCTCGGCCATGATGTCGTCGGCGAGCTTCGCCCTGTTCGTGACAGGGTCCATCTTCTCGATTCTCAGCCGAGCCCGCTCGGAGACTCGCCGGTGCAGGATCTCCGACTCGTTCAGGCGCAGCGACTCCTGGGAGATCACGTACATCGTCCTCGCCAGGTACGCGTTGAACTGCCCGTGCAACCTGCGTATCTGCCTGTCGTCCACCTGCGTGAGGTCGCCTGGCATGTCTGGCGGGTCGCCCTCCATCTCGGGCGGGACGGGGAGGTTCTCGCGCATGATGAGCGCATTGGCCTCGTCCACAGCGGAGGAGCCCGGCGTTCCTGCTTTCTCTTCCTGGAGAGGGGGGTCCTCCGCAGGCGGGGGAGAGGCGGGTTCGCCGGGCTCCTCCGCAACCGGAGCGGGCGCGTCCCCGTTGCCGAGAGCAACGATCGCCTGCACGGTCGCGTTGTTCTTCATCGGGCCGTCGAGCATCCGCGTGGCTTCGGCCAGCCAGTACTCGCCGAGCTCGATGACCTCGTCGTCGCGCTCCGGCACCGGGTCCTTCTGGTACCCGCCCTCCTTGGCTGCGTTGACTATGCTGAGCGCGACGTCCTTCCTCATGCCGTGTCTCCTCCGTTCGTGCTGGCGTGGTAAGCCACGACGCGTGCCCTGAGCGCATCTGCCGTCACCGCCTGGTTGAGAATCACCCGCTCCTCGATCATCTCGGGCGTCATGGCCCGCAGCGGGTGCCCCTTCTGGTCCCGGACGTTGGGATCGATCGGGATCTCGCTCCGGCGCTTCATGCCTTGAGCTCCTCGAACCTCGAGATCTCGGTCGGCACGATGCCCACGCGAGCACCGTCTGCCTTCGTGTACGTAGCGACGCCCTTCGCGTCCGGGTCCGTATCCGCCTTCTGCCTGTAGGACAGGCACGTGGCGTAGCGCTCCTGCACCTCGAAGTTCGTGCCGTCCTTGCAGACGACGATTGCCTTGGCTGCTTCAGCTGCCATTCTTGGCTCCCTTCCATCTCTCCAGCACGGCCTTCCGCCGCTTGGAGAAGTCGTACGTCGGTTGCAGCGAGCGAGCGAACTCGATCGCCGTCGAATTGCCCAGCTCTCCCACGCCCGCCTTCGTGTCGGGCTTGCAGGAGTCCCTCTTGTACGGGCACCAGTCGCACGGTGCCTCCGTCCACCTCCACGACGCATCCCTCTCCGGCAGCGTGTTCGCCATGAAGTGAGCACGGATCTTCTTCAGGTTGTCCAACGCGCGCGTGGCGAACACGTGGTCGTAGGGCACATAGAACTCTGCCGTGTTCCTCGGCCGTTGCCTGCTGGCGTAGAGGATCACGCCGCCCTCTGCGGGCTTCAGGCCCATGGCAGCCCAGCCCATGTCCTCGTGGTGAGCCCGGCAGGCGTGGATGTACCCCTGGATCTGGCCGTAGTGCTCGGGGTCGTAGCTGCGCGCCCCGACTCGCATCTTGTCCACGACCTCGTGGTCCTTGCCCTTGACGTCGATGGGCAGGACGTACGGCCACTCTGGCCTCAGGTCGAGAGCTGCGTCCATGCTGCCCGTCAGCCAGTACTCGTCCATCGAGAAGCGCGTCTGTGGCGGCTCCGGGCCCTCGTAGATGGGGCACGCTCCCGTGACCGTGAGCCCCTCGCGGTGCCAGCGGTACACGATCTGTGCCTCGAGAGCACGGCCGATGTGCATCACGCTCCTGCCAAGCGGCGAGATGGGCTCCACCTCTGGCACGCCCATCAAGCCGTACAGCATCGAGCGGAGGCACGACTTCTCGTCGCCGGGGAACGAGGACATGTGGAGAGACGTGTGCCACGGCTCTCCCCTCTCCCGCTCCGAGTCGTCGATCATCGCCCGCCACAGCCTGGTCTCCTCGTTCCTGTACGCCCGTTCCGTGTGCGGGTCTACGTGCGGCCCGTCCCTGATGATCCCCAGGGCGGCGAGCAGCTCGCGTCTCCCTATGCCCAAGACGAGGTCTCCAGTTGGCCCAGGAGGCCATGGTAGCCGGTCCGATAGGTGTCCCTATGGACCGCCAGGGTGGAGCTCCTGTTGCTCCGGGGGTCTGCTGCCATACAGTGCATTCTAATCCTCCAGCCTAGCTCCGCAGCCAAACCCGCGGACGGTTGTTCCAGAACGATGAGACGAGCTCGTAGCCCATTCCCTTCAGCCCGGCCGAGAATCGCCGCGACGCGTGCTCGCGTGCCACGTTCTCGCCGCCGAACTGGTAGCAGTCGAAGTGCCCGTAGTTGTCGATGTGGAAGGACGACGCCTCGCAGAGCACCTTCATCTTCGGGCTCGCCATCTCCAGCAGGCCCACCAGCTCGAGCGGGTCGGTCACGTGCTCGAAGAGCTCGAACGCCATGACAGCGTCGTACTCGAAGCCGAGCTCCTGTGGGCTGTTCGCGAGCACCTGCCCGACCTGCATCTGGTTGGCCACGGCGATCTGCGGGCCCGCGCTGGGGTAGTTGTGGATCACCGACTCGATGCCGGTGAGCTCCTCCACGAGCCTGCTGGTGGCTCCGATGCCAGCTCCCCAGTCGACGACGCTCCCGACGTGGAGGCCCTTCCCGTCTCCCAGCAGCCACTCGGCGAAGGAGGCCGAGTAGCCCTTGCTGAAGTCGATGAAGCACTTGGCGCACGAGTACGCGTACATCGCCGAGCCGTACCAGTAGAAGTCCCGCTCGCCCTCGGACCAGAGCCCGTCGACGATGGGCTCGAGAGCCATGTGCAGCTCCGCCTGCCTGTCCGTGTGGCCCAGGGTCTCCTGCACCAGCCCCATGACGTTCCTGCTGCGCGACCACAGCGGCGTCTTCACTCTTCGTCCCTCAGCAGGATCGGGATGGAGGCCCTCCGCCTGCGCGACTCCGCCTTCGTCTCGCGAGCGAGCACCAGCTCCCCGGCAGCGAGCCGCTTGAAGTCTACCGGCCTGATGCCGATGAGCACGTGCTCGTCGTCCCCGATGCGGAAAGCCCAGAGCGGCATCTCACCGGCTCCGCCCGGCCCCTCGCAGGCCATGACGACCTCGTCGATCTCTCCCTGCGAGACCGGGTACGACTTGAACTGCGTGGACTTCAGGCCCCAGCGAGCACCGAAGCCCGTCTCGTCCAGCTTCGAGTGCCACTGGTTGCCGGAGCCGGGGACGGGGTCGAGGCCCATCTCCCTGGCGAACGTCTCCTCGAAGTCGAAGCCGTGCTGCGTGTCAGGCACGCGAGTTCCACCTCCTCCAAATAGCGCTGAGCTCCTGGCCCCTGCGCACGTTGATGCCGCGCAGGTCCTCCTGCAGGCCCGTGCCGCCCTTCCGCTCTCGCCTGGCGTACTCCTCGTCGTAGCGGTCGTTGATGCTGGCCAGGTCCCGGTCACGGCGCGCGCGGGACTCCTGCTTCTCCTTCTCCCGTGCCTTCTTCCTGCCCTTGAACCTCTGCTTGACGACGTGCCGCTCGTTGGACTTGCTAGCCAACGGGCACTCTCCTCTCGAACGGGATGTTCCCGTGCTTGCTCTCGTCCATCTCCTTCAGCATGGACTTGAACTCGACGAGCTCGTACCACGAGGCGAGGTCGACGTCGGGCACCTCGTCCACCCGCCAGGGCTCCGGCTTCCTGTCGCGCCACTTGAGCACGCGGATGTTGCGGTCGAGCACGTCCCGCTGTGCGTCCGTCAACGTGTCCAGGATGAAGCGGTCCCTGTCCTCCTGCGAGCCCAGCTCCATCTGCGTCATGAAGAAGTCCATGATCATGCGCGCCGTCTTCGCGCTGCAGGCCGCCTCGAGGTTGTCGGTGGCATCGCCGGCGAGAGCGAGGTACGCGCCGTAGTGCCGCGCGGAGAAGCCGTGCTCCTGCTGGAAGTCTGACTCCTCGTAGCAGGGCTCGCTGACGCCGGGGCAGATGGCGATGTTGCTCGTGGCGAGCAACCGCTTCATGTCGTGGTCCTTCGACATGATGACCTGGTACACGTCGGGGAACGCCATGCTGCAACGCCTCACGGCCCACGCGATCATGTCGTCGGCCTCGCTCTCCGTCTCCTGAGCGATGTAGCACCCGTAGAGGAAGCCCCACCGCTGGATCATGTCGAGGTGGTCCTCGTCCCAGAAGACGCGCGACCTGTCACGGTCGCCCTTGTACTCGGGGTAGATGCGCCTGCGCTCGATGGCAGAGTCCACGCCCTCGAAGGCGAGGAAGATCTGCTCCGGGTCAAAGCGCTTCGACATTGCGTTGATCGACCTCACGGTCCCGTAGAGGCCGCCGGTGTTGTAGCCCTTCGACGTGCGCAGGTGCCCGAGCTTGGACTTGGCTGCCATGTAGACGTTCGGCACGTCCACGTAGAGCCTAGTCGTTATCAACGCAGCTCCTGCACACGCCATGAGGGTTGTGCTTCTTGTCGTGGTAGTCCACGCGAGCGAGCCACCTCACGCGGAAGCACTTCGTGCAGAGACCTAGCACGTCAAGCGTCTTGGGGTGGATCTTCCCCGTCTTCCCGGACAAACGTGAAGACCTCCTCTCCCGATTCGTTGCGTTCGAAGCGAGCGCACGCGAGCCTCGTCCCGTCCATGTCGTACACCTCCAGGCGCCCGTCAGGGTACAGCCTGAGCTCGACCGCTGTGTCTGCGTCGAGCCCCGGCGGCGGTGACACGGTGAGCGAGAGCGTGTGGTCTCCCGGCTCGCCAGCCATCCTGGGCCTCGCGTCCTGCATGTCAATCACGCGCTCGAAGCGCGTCTCGTCTGCCACTAGGGCCTCCTTATATGCGTTACCTTATCATTATAACACACGGGTGCACCCTTGGGTCAGGCGGCGTTCTCCATGGCCTTCAGCACCTGCGTGCGCAGCTTCTTGTCACCGACCAGCGCATCCCGGATCTTCTGCTCGCCCTGCACCGTCGTGCCGTCAGGGAGCTTGTACCAGCTGCTCTTCTCGCTCGTCTTCTCGATGACGTTGAAGAACCTGGCGGCCTTCATGAGAGCCCAGCTGTCGTCGTAGGCGAGAGCTCTGAAGTCGTAGCGCATGCGCCCGACGCGGAAGGGCCTGCCGACCCGGGACTTCTCGACCCGGACGACGAACTCGATGCCGTCCGGCTCGTTGTCACCGCTCAGCCCGATCGTGGGGTTGATCTCGTCCTTGGTCCTGAGCAGGCCGTCGATGTCCCGGTAGAGCCAGCCGGCCTTGCGGAAGTACAGGCTCATGCTGCTCATGTGCTCGATGAAGCGGCCGCCCGGTGGGCTCTCGCCCCCACCGTAGCCGAACGAGTCCCGCACCTGGTTGACCATGATCACGCAGTTCTCGTTGTCGTCGAAGCGCTCGTTGGCTCGCCTCAGCACCTTGCCCCAAGCCCGGGCCATCAGGCCCATCTGCCACTCCTCCAGCTTGGCGTTGAGCTCATCCACGGATACGGCCGCTGCCAGCGAGTCGAGGACGTGCACGTGGACCGCGCCGAGAAGAGTCTCCAGCTTGGTGCCCACTCCCTCGATCGTGGTGCCCTCCACCACCTCGAGCTTGTCGAGGTCGATGCCCATCTCCTTGGCCTGGCCCTCGTGGAACGAGTTCTCGATGTTGTAGAGAGCCACGAGGAATCCCATCTCCTGCGCGTTGCGGACGACGTTGAGAGCGGTGGTCGTCTTCGCGCTCGAGTAGCCGCCGTAGAAGTGAGCCCACCTGCCGATGGGTATGCCGCCCCCGGTTGCCCAGTCCAGCTCGAGGCTGCCCGTGGGTATGCGCCTCAGAGCCTGCTTCTCCGCCGCCTTGTGGATCGCGTTCTTGCCGTACGTCTCGTGGATCTTGGCGATAGCCTTCGGCAGCAGGCTCGGGTCGACGGGCATCTAGCCTCCGTTCTTCTTTGCGATCTCTGCGGCGAGCACTTCCACCGCAACGGCGTTCTCCACCTGCACGACACCGCGCTCTGGGTCCCAGCTGCCCAGAGCGAGGATCGCATTGCCCTCGCTCAGGAAGTGCCAGTAGCGGTCGAAGACGCGGGGGAAGAAGGTGCAGTTGTACGAGCTGTTGACGAAGACGAGGTCAACGAACGCCATCTTGTCGCCCTTCTTCGTCACGATCTCCTTGACGTTCACGATCTCGCCACCGACCATGACCTCCGTCCCCTCGTCGTAGCGAGCTAGCGTGGAGTCGTCGACGATCCTCTTGGCGATCATGGCCTTGTGCGTGTCCACAGGGCGCTTCCGCGTGAGCGAGTAGCCCAGCAGGCGGAGCTCCGCCTCGTGGCGCCGTGCATCGTCCCAGTCGTGCCTCAGCCCGAGCGAGTCGAAGGCACCGCACTCGACGAGAGCCGTCTGCACCCGAGCGTTGCACTTCGCGATCGTGATGCGGGACATGAAGTCGTCGAAGCTGGTGAAGGGCCCGTCCTGCCGCGCTCGCATGATCTCGTTCGCTGACGAGTCCCCGACGTGCTTGATCGCCTCGAAGCCGAAGCGGATCGAGTTCCTGTCAAGCGCGAACGTGCTCTCCGACGCGTTGACGTCGGGCGGTTTGACCTGGATGCCGTTGGCAGTGGCCTCGCGGATGACGGCGGGGACCTTGCCATCCTCCCAGGTGAGCAGCGACGCGTAGAATTCGAGCGGGTAGCGTAACTTCAGCCACATGTCGTGGTACGCCTGGAGAGCGTAGCCGGCCGAGTGCGACTTGTTGAAGCCGTAGATGCTGAACTGCAGGACCTTCTCCCAGATGTCCTTGGCCTGTGCCTCGGGGATGCCCTTCTCCTTGCACCCGGCGACAAACTTCTTCGCCATCGCGTTCATCTCGCCCCGGCCCTTGTTCGTCTTGATCTTGGTCGACTGCCACTTCGTCATGGCCTTGCGAACGATGTCAGCTTCTGCTAGGGAGAAGCCGCCGAGCGCCGAGCAGACCTGCATGACCTGCTCCTGGTACGCCATGACGCCGTACGTCTCCCTGAGGAAGGGCTCCAATGACTCGTGCCAGTAGACGATGGGCTGGCGCCCGTTCTTCCTGTCCCCGTAGTCGAATGCCATCCCGCCCTCCAGCGCACCCGGCCTGTAGAGAGCGTTGCAGGCGATGATGTCGCCGAGGAACGTGGGCTGGATGTCCTTTAGCATGCCGCTGATGCCGGAGCTCTCGAACTGGAAGATGCCGAGGTTCCGCTTCTGCCCGAACGCGGTGATCACGTCCTCCTCGACGTCGTGCGGGTCCGCATTGACGGGGAACTGCTTCACGTCCTCGAAGTCCACGACGCGACCGCGGAGCTTCTTGACGAGCTGCGTGCACGTGTCCTGGATCGTGAGCGAGTCGGTGGACAGCACGTCGATCTTCAGGAAGCCGTACGTCGTGATGATGGGGAACTCCGCGCGCTCTGACCACTGCGTGACCGTGCTCCCGTCGTGCCCTCGCATGGTCGGCATCACGTCCGCGATCGGCGTGTCGGTGATGACGACGCCGGCCGCGTGCTTCCCGTGGCTCTTGACCATGCCCTCCAGCCGCACGGCGTGCTTCCAGGTGTCGGGGAACTCCCAGGCGAAGACGTCGAGGTCGGGCGAGATGTTGCGGATGTCGCTCAGCTTCATGTCGCCCGTCCCGTCCTCCATCGTCTTCGTCACCCGCATGACCCGCTCGTACGGGACCAGGAGCACGCGCGCCGGGTACTGGAGAGCTGACCGCATGCCGAACGTCTGGTACGCGCCGATCTCCGCTACGTAGTCGGCTCCCCACCTGGCGCGGAGGTAGAGCTTCACCTCGTCCCTGCGGTTGTGCTGGAAGTCGATGTCGATGTCGGGCAGCTCGGCGCGCGTGGGGTTCAGGAAGCGCTCGAAGAGGAGCCCGTGCCCGATGGGGTCGATGCCCGTGATCCGGATGAGGTACGACACCAGGCAGCCCGCTGCCGACCCTCGGCCAGCACCAACCCGTATCCCCTGGTCCTTCGCCCACCTGACGAGGTCGCCGATGATGACGAAGTAATCGAGCACGCCCTTGTCGCGGAGGACGCCGATCTCGAACTCCATGCGGTCCCGGTACTCATCGTCCGCCTCCCGCCCGATCCTGACCAGGCCCTCCTCGCACCACGTCCGGACGAGGGACTCCGCCTCCATCAAGGACGTCGTAGCTTTGGGCACCTTCGGGCTCCTGTCGATGTCAAAGCTCTCCACCCAGCCGGCCACCTCCGCCGTGTTCTTCACGGCCTCCTCGACGAGAGCCTTCGGCAGGTCCTTGTGGTTCGCCTTGAACGTCGACATCACCTCGTCTGTCGACATCAGGTAGAACGTGTCGCCCGTGAAGGCCATGTACTCCTGCCCGACCTCCTTCGCCTTCTCGCGGGTGTCGAGCGTCTGGCCCGTGTTCATCATGACGAGGACGTCGTGGGTATCCGCCCAGTCCTGGTACGGGTAGTGAGCATCCGTGGCAGCCACGACGGGCACTCCGAGGTGGCTGGCCGCGTTGACCATCGCGACGTTGACCTGGCGCTGCTCCGGGATGTCGTGGGGCTGGAGCTCGACGTACCAGCGATCGGGGAAGATGCGCGTGAGCTCCCTCATGTGCCGCTCTGCGCCCTCAGCGTCGCCTTTCATGAAGCACCAGGGCGCGTATCCGGAAAGGCAGGAGGTCGACGCGATCAGGCCATCGCCCAGCCGCTTCAGCATCTCCCAGTCGACGCGCGGCTTGTAGTAGAAGTTCAGCTCTCTGTAGCTCTCTGTCGAGAGCCTGAGCAGCGAACGGTAGCCCTCCGCGTTGGCGGCCAGCAGGACGAGGTGCCAGTACTCCTTGTTCGTGTCGTTGTGCACCTTCGCGTCCGGGCTGAAGTACGCCTCCATGCCCACGATCGGCTTGATCCCGACAGCCTCGCAGGCGACGATGTGCTCGAGCACACCCGCAAGCGTGCCGTGGTCCGTGATCGCCAGGGCTGGCTGTCCCAGCTCCGCAGCGCGCTCGGCGTACTGGTCAGGGAAGCCGCAACCGTCAAGCAGGCTGTAGTGGCCGTGGCGGTGCAGGTGGACGAAGGTCATACTAACATCCTATTAGGTCTTGCACCCTCCAGACCGTGTCCGACTTCGGGAGCAACGAACAGACGAGCACGCGGAACTCTACGAACGCCAGGTGACAGGCAGTCGTGCGATGAGAGCCGTCAAGCAACAGCGTCATCGCGCTCATCGACTTGATGGCGGGCAGCACGAGGAGGATGGGCTCCTTCGACAGCGAGTACGCCTGCGCAAAGCGCAGGATCTTGGTGCGCCATTCCTTGCCCACGTACTCGAGATTCGCCGACACCTCGCTCACGCGCAAGGAGAAGGAGGTGGGGTCCCCCGTCACGCCGCTCGCCGTCCACGGCAGGAAGAGCTCGCCCAAGGCCTGGCGGTCCGTGATCACCGCCGTCTCCACCTTCCAGCGCTCCCGGTGCGCGAGCCGCCAGTTGATCTGCGGCATGGCTCCCTTGAACAGGGCCTCGTACTCCTCCAGCCTCATGCAGGGGCGGACAAGGCGGCATGGATGGCTTCTGCTCCCTGGAGCAACTCGAGCATCACTGGGTCCACCGGCTGGTCAGCCCTCCATAGACCTATGTCCTTGGAGTCCATGACCTCCTGGAAGCACTGGTGATACCGCGTCTTGGCCTGCTCCAACGTGTACGTGATGGCGGGCATCTCGACGTGCATCGTCCGGTATTGGGGGCTGCCCACAGAATCGTCGTACCACTTCCGCGCTTCCGTCACCCCGTCTAGCTCGCGATCGTAGACGTGCAGCGACAGGCAGTGCCAGAAGATCTGGCCCAGGCGCACGCCCAACGAATTGGCGATGAGCTCCTGCATCACGGCGAAGAGGTAGAAGTCGTAGGGGAAGACACCGTACGCGGACTGCGACCGCATGATCACGCTCATGTCAAGCGAGTCGTGCTTGCTCTGGCGAGAGGCCAGCCTCAGGCCGAAGCCCAGCGTGCAGGGCACATCATTGCCGGAAGCGCTGTAGAGGTGCCCGTCCTTCTGCCAGTCGTAGATGGGCACCCACGCTCGTCGAGTGTCGGGGTCTTTCCTGAGCAGGTTGATAGCCCAGCTCAGCGGCCTGTCCCAGCGCTGCCCGTAGTTCGCCCCGTGGAAGGTGGACCCGTCGTCGCTCACTCGCCTTCCGTTCTCGTTCCACCAGCAGATGCCATCAACATCGTTGCGCAGCGCGAGGTTCCACGCGACGGAGGCCGCCGGGTACCCGAGCCTGACGTCGCGGACGGGGTTGAGCACCCGGCGTGCTCTCGGGTTCATCACCCTTGCCAAGTAGCCGGCGACGTCACGGGTGCCCATGCCGCGCGGAGCGGTGAACTGCCCCTGGACGCACTCGTCGAGCATGTCCTTGAACAGAGCGTCAGCAGACATGAACGTCTTCAAGCGACCTCCTCACGTCTCGGTGGACCCTGTCAGCGTCGTCCTGGTCGATGGTCTTCCAGTCCAGCCGCGACAGGGAGCAGTAGTCGGCGTAGCCGGAGGCGATCTCCTGCCACCGCTCCGGCGTCACGTCATCGACGCCCCTGTTCCTGAGCCAGTGGTGGAGCACGCCACGTGCTGCTATCTTCTTGGGCAGCACGAGGTAGCATAGGTGCGGCATCGAAGCTAGCTGCGCGTCGAGGGACCAGACGGCTTCCGTATCGAACTGCCGGTCGAAGGCCATTCCGTACACCCACTCGCTGGGGAACGCCCGGTCGAAGATGACGTGGACGCTCGGGGCAAGGAGGGCGACCAATCCCCAAGCGCCGCGGTCCTCGGCCTGGCTCTCAGCGACGGTGATCCCCGTCAGGGGCGTGCCCGCCGGCTTGTAGATAGGGATGCTGAAGACAGACGAAACGCTCTTGGCCAGAGTCGTCTTCCCGCACCCGTCCGGTCCCTCGAACACGATGATCATCTAGATGAGACCGCACCTCCGAGCGGTCGTCGGCCACGGGTCGAACCCGCGCCCCGAGTCGTGTGCACGGACGGCCACGAGGATCTGCACTTGCGAGGGCCAATGGTCGGCTGTTCCCCACCTTCGCAGGAACTCTGGGCCGTACGCGGACATGAACTGCCAGTCCATCTGCAGGCCGCCGTAGTAGGGAGCGCCGCGATCGTTCCAGGCGCCCTCGAAACGGTGGATGCAGAGGAAGGCTGGCGTGAGCGCGCGGACTCTTGCCCGCGAGTCATGCCAGTGTGTACGTGCTTGGGCAGTCGTTGCTGCGATCGACGCGAAGATCGCGACGATGGCGATGGCGAGCTGCTTGCGCATGCCACCTCCTGGTAGAGGACAGGACAGACGAGGCTACCCACCGACCTCGCCCCCGCGGATCCTTCCCTCGGACCCCGGCCTAGGAACCCGGCGTCCTCGGGCCTCGCTATCACCGCAGCCCCACGATCTGGTGGAGGCCAGCGGCGGTTGTCCCCGAGGAGGGTTGGTCCGCAGGTCCCGCCGCTGCCGTCAGTCATGGCCTCCACCTTATCATTATATCTCCTCAGCACCCGCGCTGGTCGCACAGGGCTAACGATGCCCGACGATGTAGAGCGCGTTGCCAGGGACGAGCGCGTTGTACGTCAGCTTCGGCAGCTCGTACGCATCGACGAGAGCCGGGGGAAAGCCCTGCCCGCGGGCCAGCTCGTCGTCAGCGAGCAGCCTGATCTTCTTGGCCACCTGCGGGCGCGCTCGGTAGTTGAAGCGCTGCCAGCAGGACATGCCCTCGGCCACGCAGGCGTCGAGCACCTGCTTCTCCGTGAACTCGAACGGGTGGCAGTGCGGGTGCATGGTCACGCCAACGTCAGGCACAGGTGTGGCTAGGTAGAAGACGCCCCACGGCTTCATGACGCGGGCGACCTCCCCGAAGAACGCCTTGACCTGCTTGAACGACTGGCAGAAGTGCTCCATGGCCTCGAGGCAGAGGACGACGTCACAGCTGTCATCGACGAGCGGCAGGCCCTTGCCGCAGTCATGTGCGATGCCGAAGAAGCCCCTGCGGCCCTTCGACTCGAGGATGCGCTCAGCGAAGACGGGGTTCCTGTCGATGCCGACGTAGTGCGTGTCGAGGCCCATCCCCGCGATCGCAACGCCCATGTAGTGCTGGGACCCGCAGCCCGCCTCCAGCACGACGAGCGGCTCCTTCTTCTGGAGCTCGTACGCGATGCGAGTGTTGCGTACGTGGTCAGCCCACGAGAGCCGGCTGAAGAGGTTCAGCCCCTGGGACCAGCGACCGGGGTGAGAGAAGTCGACGTCCTCGTGCGTGTCAGCGTCGCCCTCATAGCCCTCCCCCAGGAGGTACAAGTTGCGGCCCCTTTGATCCTGGAGCTCTAGTCGCCCGCTCTCGAATATGACGACGGGCGATCCCTCGAACGAGCTCCGGGAGGAAGTCGTCGAGCCGTCGTTCTGCTCGCCACTCGAGGACGTTCTCTGCGCGTGTGACATCCGGTCTCCTTCTCATAGCGTCGTCGTAGCCCTGCCCGTACATCACGTCCCTGCCGACGGTCTTGATGATGCAGTTCGAGAGGATGAGCTTCTCGTCGTGGAGGATCTTCCAGATCTTGCCAGCGAGCTCGTTCATCGAGACCTCCTCGTCGCTGCCGAGGTTGATCGTGTAGTCGTTGTCCCACTTCGGCCGCTGGAAGATCTTCATCGTGGACGCTCTCACGAGCGGCACGACAAAGTCGTCGACGTGCGTGAAGCACCTCGTCTGCGTGCCCGGGCTCGTGACCCTGATGCAGTTGTTGTCGAGCGCATCGGCGACCATCTTCGTGAGCACGCGGCCCTGCCCTGGTGCGTCTATGTCATCGCCGACGAAGTTGAAGAAGCGGAAGATCGTGTGCCTGATGCCGTGCTTCTCGGAGTACGCGCGCAGGTACTGCTCGCCCACTGCCTTGGAGAGAGCGTAGCACCAGCGCTTGTGCTGGCCGAAGACCATGTGGCTCAGCGACTCGTGGAACGGCACCTCCTCGTTGAGGCCGTAGACCTCGCTCGTGCTCGAGTAGACGATGCGCGGCCTGTGCCCGCTCCAGAAGACGATGCGCTCGAGGATGTTCTTGAGCCCCATGAGGTTGAGGTCCATGACGTCGATGGGCCGTTCCAGGTAGACGGCCGGGTCCGCGATACCCGCGAAGTGGTAGATCGAGTCCACGGCGAGCAGGTCCGACCTGAGCGGCTGGTGCACGTTGTAGTCGAAGAAGCGGAAGTGAGGGCTGTCGACAAGGTCAGCGATGCGATCGCTCAGGCCAACGTCGCAACCGAAGACCCGCGTGCAGGGGCCGCCCTCGTCGTTGTTCTCCAGGAGAGCCCTGGCGAGGTGGCTGCCCACGAACCCGCTGACGCCGGTGATCGTGACGACGTTGTCGTACTTCATCAGACCTGCGACGTGACGATGTAGTCTCTGTCCCGTAGCGCTTCGATCATCGCTTCGGTCGTCCACGAGAAGATCTCCTGGCGAACGAGCTGCTTGACGTACTTCCGGCTGATGTCAGCCTTGCGACGCTTCTTGTGCTTGCACTTACACACGTGTCATCACCCCCATGATCGTCTGCAGGACCTTGTCGATGTTCATCTCTACGGAGCGGTTGTCGAAGAGCCACTCCTGCTGTGCCTTCAGCGTCTTCAGCTTCCGTTCCGTCTCCATCTCCAGGAGCACGTCGAGCTGCTCCGCGATCGTGTTGGCGTTGACGACGGGCTCCACGATCCCGTTGAAGACCTCCGCCATGCCCTCGTCGTTGCCCTCGTAGAACGTCGTGGTCACCAGGTTCTGAGCGGTGATGGCCTCGCAGAAGCCGAGCGAGTAGATGTGCGTCTGCGGGTAGAGGATGGGCACGATGTCCGCGTGCCAGAGCAGGTCGATGTACTCCGCTCGGCCCGAGGTCCCGACCCTGGTCACCGAGTCGCAGAGGCCGAGGACGTCCTGCGGATCCATCGCCTCGTTCGGGTTCGCGACCCAGACCTCGAAGCTCCCATCCTCGATGAGCCGCACTGCCTCGAAGAACTCCTCGTACCTCGTGCGCTGGTTGTCGCTGAGACGGGAGATGAAGAAGATCACCTGCTTCTCGTTTGCCACGACGGGCGCGTCGAGGCTACGTTCCACCTCCTGCGGCGAGTAGATCGCGTTCCAGACCGGGAGCCTGCCCTGGTCGTCGAGGTTCGCCAGCTCCTCGTTGACCATGTTGGAGACAGTGTCGCTCGCCGCCTTGATCCACTCCTCCTTCATGCCCTCCAGCGGGAAGGCCATGACGTCCGCGGCCAGGGCGCCGTCGATCTGCCTCAGCATGTACCGCACGTGCTCGTGGACTCGCGTGTGCTCGTAGATGTCGACGTGCTCGACCATCGCGATGATCGGGAACTTCTTCCCCGTGTACTGCTGGACCACCCGCATGGGCCGCACGAGCTCCGGGACCTCCAGGAGCATGACATCGGGCACGTACGTGGAGAGCAGATCCATGACCTCCCGCATCGGGAAGTAGTAGCGGCCC